GCAGGTCCGGTCTGCCCCTGCGGCCCCGCCGGTCCCGTCTCGCCCTTCGGCCCCTGCGGGCCCATGACCGAGCCGAGGTCTATCACGCTGCCGTCCGTCAGCGTGAAAATCAGCTTCCCCGCGTCCGTGACCTCCACGGCCTTTACCCCGCGGGAGATCAGTCCGCCGATCGTCACCGTGATCTGATTCGGAATTTCTACCCTCATACCTGCTCCTTACTCCACGAACGCCCGGTTCCCGCTCGCCAGCGTCGTCTTGTCGCCGTGCGTGTACCGGATATCGTAGGTGTATTTTCCCTTCGTGAATTTTGCCGTGACCGTCGCGTCGAAGTTCAGCGTGACCTGGTCATTCTCCACCTTCGCAAAGCTGAACGTGTGGACGGTCTGCCACGTATCGTCCAGAAACACGACCGCCATGCTGTCCGTCGTCCCGATCGTGACGGCCTCGCCGTCCTGGTCCTTCAGGTCGAACCGCAGCACGATCGAGAATGTGTCTCCCTCGTACCATCGCAGCACCCCTTTGTCGATCCTCGGGCTCGGATAAGCCCCCGGAATTGGCGTCGCCATGCCGCATCCCTCCTTTTCATCCAGTGTAGCAGACCCCCGCGCCGGATTCACCCCACGCGCAGCAAAGCCGGGGCTTTCGCCCCGGCCCGCGGTTACTTGTACGGATTGTTTTCTTCTTTCCAGCTCGTCCCCATGGCCGCCCAGAGCGCGGCCTTCTGCGCCTTTGTCAGGTTCAGCCCATCCAGCACGGTCTGGATCCGTTCCTGTGAAACTGTCTGCGTTCCGAACTGCTTGAAGTACGTCTGCTTGTACTGCATGTAGGCGTCATAGCCGACGCCGTCCGCTGCCAGCGCGTCCATCTTCGCCTGCTCCTCGTCAGACGCCATGACGGAATAATAATATGCTGTCTTCGCGTTCTGTGGGATGTCGTAGGCGTACAGCATGGCGAGCTTTGCATTCTTGTCGTCGACCTTCTTCATGGCGGTCACGAATGCGTAGCTTTCTCTCTGGTCGGTTCCTCCCTCTGTCATGTCCTGATAGGCGGCAGTCTCCTTCGCGGACAGCGACTTGAACCCGCTCTCCACCCAGCTCTGCGCTTCTTCCGTCGCCGTCTTGCCGAACAGCAGCGCCTGTGCCCAGCTCTTCGCCCGGTCTGCGGGATTGTCGTTATACACGGGATACTGTAAGATATCGCGCCCCTCGTTGTCTACCGTGTAGCTGCCGCCTCGAGCTGCCGCCGTCGCGCCCTGATACGCCTTGCGGATCTGTCCGCCGCCGAACGGCGTCGCCAGATACAGGCCCGGTTTCAGAAGCTCGTTTCCGATGGTCTGTGCCTTCTTCGCAGGCGCCATGTCCTCGTTCTTTGCCAGCAGCGCCTTCTCGATGTTTCCGAGGTTCGGGATGGCCGACGTCACGGCGATCCTGCCGCTGTCAATGTCCAGCCCCAGCGCCTCATCCACGCCGAGGATCGTCAACGCCTGCGTGCCCGGGAACTCAGAAATGATGTTCCCCTCAAGGTTCTTGATTGCCTGATACGTGCCCGGCTTCTCCTTCGTGAAGTCCCATTTCCCGGATACCGCCGCCTGCACCGTGTTCGGCAGCTGATACCCCGTGAAATCTCCGACCGTATCATTGATGATATCCAGCGGATCCAGCGCCGCGCGCCTGCCCACAATGCTCTCGTAGAACTCATTGTAGATCCACGCGCCGATGAGGAATTTGAACATGGCCTTCGCCAGAGCCGCCACGCCCTTCTTCCGCTCCTCCTGCGCCATATCCTTGAAGATCCAGCTGAGCTCATTGTTGACCTCCAGCTGGAACTGCGTGAACAGCTTCACCAGCGGGTTCCGCGCAGAGTACAGCGTCGGCGTCGAGCCTTTGCTGCGGTCTGCCATGACGCCGGAGGCAAACTGGTCCGCCTCCTGCATCGCGCTCATCTCGCTCATGCCCCGCCGCAAATTCTGGTAATACCGCGCACGGACGACACTTCCCGTCGTAAACGTATCAATGGATTCCATCATCCGTCCTGCACCAGCGGAGACTTTATCCATCTTGCTCATGGCCAGCCGCCTGTAACCGCTGCGGTTGTTGATAAACGTCGACGCAGAATCCAGCCCGTCAGCGGTCTTGTAGTTTTTCAGCGTATCCCACATGCCGCGCAGCACGTCTGTCGTCGACACCTGGCTCCATGCCTGCGTAATCGGGATGAAGTTTGTGAGCGCCGATCCTACGTTTGCCGCGACCATGTTCGCGCCCACGCGGGACTCAAACTTCTTCATGACGTTGTAGAACTTCCGCCCCATGAGCTTTTCCATGCCCCGGTCGAGCCGCGACTTCTTTCCCGCCAGCAGGTTCGTGTATTCATCCAGCTCATCCACGAAGTTGGAAAGCCCATACCGTCCGTTCTTCGTCAGGTTTGCAACCTGCTCGTTTGCTTCGTCCGGGTTGAGGAATGGGTTCATCATGATCGCATCGATCCGCTGTTTCAGGCCCTCGTCCGATGCCCGATACCGGATCTGCGTCGCCAGCGCCCGCAGCCGCTGAATGTCCGCCGTGTGGAAGATCACGTCCGTCGCGACCTCGATATACCGGTCAAATCCCTGCAGCGCGTCATACGCCGTCGCGTATCCAAGTCGGTTCTGGATATTCGCCATGTACCGGATTCCGGGTTTGAAGTTTGCCGTGAGGCCGTTGATCGTCGCCGGCAGCGGCGACACATCGCCCTCGATCCCGGCCGCCCTTGCGAACTTCTGCAGAATGCTGCCGCCTTCCTCGTTCTCCTGGAAGTGTGGGAAATATCCCTGCAGATAATTGACCGGCTCATATCCGTTCTCAATGCGCACCCGGTTCATATCCTGGAACAGCTTGTCGTAAACCTCATGGAAAACCTTCACGGCTGCCCGCACTTTGCCGAGATCCAGATTTGGGTTTTGCTTCTCGAATTCCTGAATCGCCGCGTTCCACTCGTCAAACGTCATCCCCCCGCGCCTTTCGACACGCGGATGCTGCTTGAGATAGTCCCGGTTGAATTCCGCCTCGCCCAGCCACTGCACCGCATAGCTCTCCGAGACCAGATTTCCCTTCCGTACCTGCCGGTCGAGTCCCAGCGCCTTGATCCTGTTCTGCTGCTCGACCAGATAATTCTTGCGCTTGCTTTCGTTTTCGTGTACGGGCCAGAAATACTTGTTGATGAATTCGTTTGCCTTCTCGTCAGAGACCTTGCCCTTCCGCGCGATATCCCGGATGTTTCGCTCCATCGTCTCGCGCTGGTACTCGATCCCCATAACCTTGTCGACCCACTTGACGGCCTCGGCTTCCGTCAGCGCCTGCTCAGCAAAGTCCCGCAGCCCCTGCTTGCGCTGCGCGTTCCATGCCTTGAGCTTCAGTGCCAGCATATCATAGTCAGCCTTTGCCTCGTAGACCTTCAGGATCTGCTGCCCGTTTTCCAGCCCTGCCACATAATCCGGGCTTGTCTCCCCGCGCAGCAGCCGGTTCACGATCTTCTGGTCGGCTTCCGTCAACAGCGTCTTGCTCTGCGCTTTCTCGACCACTCGCCTTGCATCCTTCAGCTGCGCCCACATCTGCTTCGTTTCTTCCGCTGTCTGAGGAATAGCAAGCTTTTCTTTGGCCTTGTTCTGCGCGTCCAGATACCGCTGCGCCACGCGCAGCCCGCTCGTCAGCCGGTCAATGGATTCCGTGAAATTTGCCTGCTGCCACTTCTTGAAGCTCGCCGCCTGCGCCCCGTAGTATTCATCCAGCGTCTTCTGTACCTTCTGAATGCCGCGCGCCACATCGTAGATCTGCATCAGTTGGTCGCTCGGCGCGGTAATGTCTGCCGGGAACAGCTCCGGCGCCATCTCCTGCAGCTGCTGATACGCCACGTCCACCGGCAAGCCGTCCTTGCTGATCGTCAGCGTTCCCATTGCTGCCTTCCGGAACAGGTTGTAGTCCGCAATGTCCTGCCGGTCCGTCTCGGAGATCGAGATCTTCTGATCCCGGATGAACTTCTTGAGGTCGCCGTACTGCTCAATATACTGCGTATCTTCCTCGATGCCTGCCTGGTAGGCCGTTTCAAAGAGATCATTCAGCTTCGCCCGGTCAAGCTGCCCGTCCGTAAAGAACGACCGCAGTGCTTCCTCGGCCATCGGCCGCAAAACCTCCCGCTTCGCCTGCCCCGGCACGCTTAGATTCTCCGCCAGCTCGTTCACCAGTCCGGACTCCAGCCGCCGCACATACTGCGCCGCCTTCTCCCCCATCAGATCCCGATACCGCCCGTCCTGCGAAGAATACCGGATATCCGGGTTCGTTAGGCTGAAACTTCCGTTGTTTGCAACCGCGGACTTCACCTGCGCAGAATCAAACACAGCCCATGCCTTCACGCCGTTCTCAACCGCCTGAACCCCGTCGTATCCATGCCGTTTCAGCATCTCTACCATCCCCGGCGTATTGATCACCTGCCACATGAGCTCCGGCTTCCCCGCCTGTTCCCATACGGCTTGCAGTTCACTAGGTCTGATCTGTAGCCGCTTCGCAAGATCCACATAATTCCCGCTGTATCCGCCGTCAGTGTTTCCAACATCCGCCGGATTCTCCACGCGAATATATGCCGGGATAATACGATCGACGTTCCCTGCGTAGATCGATGCCTCCGGCAGAATTCGCTCAACGCTGCGCGTCGCAGTGGAGTATTCTTCCGCGTACTTGATGTTTGCAGTCAACCAGATCGGTTTCCCGCCTACATCAAACTTTGTAAATTTCGCTCCGGCACCGTGGAACACCAGCAGTGGCTCGCCTGTCGTGTTCGTTGCCTTGCTGTCTGCGAACCAATCCCGGAACGCTTCCGTCTGCGTCTTCTCCCGCTCATCAATCAGTTTCTGCATGAGCCTCGGATTCCGCAGGAAAACGGCGTCCTTAAACACACCACGCCCGCTCCCATCGTCCAGCATCGCAGAGACGGTCTCAAGGTTCTGTTTATCCCGCTCCGACGCCTGCCGCGCGCTGGCAGAGAATTTCGCCTTCCCGGTATAATCCCCCTGCGGGTTTCTCTGCTCTCCGAATTTTTGCAGCACATCTTCCGACAAAATACTCTGGTGTGTACTGTTGACAATTTGGAGTAAATCGGATATACTAATTTTGGCAGCCTTGATAGAGTAAACTCTCTGGGACTTCGTGTCCGCCTGGCTGCTATTTTTTTGTCTTCCACTTACCGCGTGTGCGACATCGTACACCTCAACCCCAGCGATATTCCCGTTTATCTGTTCTGCTGTAACGATTGCAACAAACTCTCTCCTGCGGCTGTCCGTCACATAGGCTGCCATGGCATATGTCCCTGTTACACCTTTTGCCTTATTGTTAAGCGCATTGATTGGTACCGCATTTTTCACGATATCCCCGATCACCACACCCATCCGTGCGTTTGTCAGCAATCTGTTCTGCTTTCCATTCAGTCCGTGTCGGATACTGCTGTTGTCAATTCGCAGCATCTTCCCTGTGTACTGGTTCCTTACAAAGATCTTTCCGTCTCGCTCTGTTCCAACGGCGCGGGCGTTTTTCATACCCTCCCGCACGACCTTTGCTGTATCGACCCGGTTTTCGGCTCCGCGTACCGCGTCGACCTCCGGCAGCATGGTCACGTCCATATCCGGAAGCGATATCAGGAAATCGTAGGTATAGACGCTTCCGTCTTCCGCAAGGTTGACGCCCTGATAGTTTTTTGTGGTCTGATCCTTCGCAGCGGACATCTTCGCCGGAGGCGCTCTCGCGCTGCCGGATTTTTTCTGCCACTGGCCGACCTCCATCTTCACGTCCGCGCGCAGCTTGTTCGTGCCGTAGTCCGTGCGGTTCATGCCGGCGTAGGTGTCCGCGACGATCTCCTCGACGTAGGCGTCCGTGTCGTCGCCGTAGATCCCGGCGTATGCGTCCACATAGCTCTCGATCATCTCCTTTGTGATCTTGCCCTCGCCCAGCAGCCGCTTCTGGATCTTCGCCGCCATCTCCGGCCAGCGCTTGACAAGCAGATGATATCCCTCGTGCTTCGCCAGCTCGAACGCAGAATACTCCTCGCTGTCCGCCCGGATGAGGACGGAGCCGTCCTCCGTCACGGCAGCGTCCGCATAAAACGTCTGCCCGTCGATCTCCTGCGTCAGCTGCCCGGTGAAGAACCGCGCGTTCTGCACGCCCATCGACCGGAAGAACTTTGCCGCCGCCTGGATATCCTCGCTTCTGGCCTCCTGTCCCTTCGGCATGACGCGCACTTTTTGCGCATTGTTCTCTCCGAAACCGAGATCCGAAAGCGTTACTTCATCCCAAGCTTTTGCGAGATCTCTTGCACCCTGCGCTCTCTTTCTTCCGGCGTCAGCTCTTTGCTGCTGCGCTGTGCTTTGGCGAACGCCTCCAGCTTGTCCTTCGGCACGCTGACCAGCCTGCCCGACTTGTCCTTCATCAGTAGTCTCGATACTGCCATTGTTTACCCCTTTCTGCCCTGCGGCAAGGCCCGCTCGATAGGCGGCTGCCGCCACGTCCTGATTCATTCCTTCGGCGTAGCGCATCGCCCGCTGCTCACTCGCGCCGAGTCTGCCCTGCTCATAGACCTGTCCGAAGCTCTGCGCATACTGCTCCGCCGGCATGCCCGTCGTGTTCCCGTTCAGAAAATACGCCGCCGTCTGCTCGTCGTAGCCCGCTCTCTGGGCCTGCGTCTGCAGATACTGTTCCTCCTGCTGCAGCGCGGCTTCATCGAGCGCCTGCTCCGCGTCCGCCGTCTGCCGCTGGGCATACTGTACCGGATCCAGCTCTCCCATGTTCTCTGTCCCCGGAATTGGCGCAAATAAGCTGTCCTGGTTATACTGCTGCTGCGCCGCCTGCTGGGCCTGCTGAACGGCCTGTACAGACTGTTGTGCGCGGCTCTGTTCCTGCTCCTGCTGATATTGCTGTTCAAGCCTCTGGCTTTCCTGCGCCGTCTCCGCCGCGCTCTTGTAGATCTGGAATGTCTTCTCGTCCGCCTCGGCCTGCGCCTGCTCCTGCCGGGCCTGTTCCTGCAGCTGCTCGAGCCGGGTCAGCGTCTCCGGCACGCGCGGCTCCTGCCCTTCGTCCACGGCCGCCTGCTGTTCCTTCGCCACCTCACGCAGCGTGTTCTCCACGGCCTTCTGCGTCACCTCGCCGCCATCGTCCACTGTCTGCTGCAGTTCCTCGGCCAGCTGGTGCGCCTTCGTGCCATCTTCCTGCGCCATGCCATAGTCGATGACGTCCTGCACTTCGCCCGCCTCGATGACCGCTCTGGCCGTCTGCGTGACGTTTGCCTCCAAAATCACGCGGTTCACGCCCGCATACGTCCCGGACATGGCAAGGCCGGACAGGCCGCCCGCGAGGAACGAAAGGCTGTCTTCTTTTGCAAAATCTCCAACCATCGCCGCCAGCGCCTGCGCCGGCGTCCTTCCCTCTGCGATATAATTTGCGTAGGCCGACATGACCTCACCCCGGTCATGCTTCGCCACCACGTCATACGCACGGTTTAGCCAGTTGGACGCGATCTCTTCCGCGCCTTCCGACGCGAACGACCGCAGTGCCTTCCTCCACACGGCCTTCCCGCTCAACATGTTCTCGATGATATCGCCCACGGAATACTTTTCCGTGAAGCCCTCGATCGCGCCCTCGACGATACCGTCGACCAGCGCGTCCGCGTTGGACTTTCCGTTCTGGATCCCCTCATACACGGAATCTGCCGCGACCTGCGAGCCCATGACCCAGTTCATGGTCTCCGCGATTGCGTCCTGCGCGCCCGCCCCGGCCGCACCGCCGACTGTCCCGACGAGCCCCGTCGAGACCGCCATGTTGACCGCGCTGTCCAGCGCCGACGTGCCTGCCTGATAGAGGAACTGCCCCGTCGGGTTCATATTCTGCATCACGCTCTGCCGAATGCCGGAGGACAGGCGCGTCGCGTTGTACGCCGGGCTGTAGATGTTCGTCGGCATATCCTCGTTCTGATATCCGCCCGCCCACTTCGGCAATACGCCGCGCAGCGATTCCACATTGCCCAGCGCCTTCGCCGGGGCTGTCACCGCCGAGAAAAGCGTTCCCATGATCGGCGTCTGCTGCCCGATCTGTCGCGCCGCCTCATCAAGCTTCTGCGCGTTGTCGTAGTCGTCCAGCACCTTCTGCCATTCCGCCAGCCGCTTGAGCGTGTCGTCGCTGTAGCCTTTTTCGTTGAGCGCCGTCTTCGCGTCGTACTTCGCATACGCCCGCACCTGATATCCGTTCAGTTCCTGCCCGCGGTACTGCCGGAGCAGATCCTGGTCTTCCTTACTCAGGTTCCCGATCGCCTCCTGTGCCCGGGCCAGCACGCTCTGGCTGTCGACCTGCGCCTTGCGCTCCTTCAGCGCGTCGATCTCGTTCTGCAGCTGCGTCACGCTCTTCCCATTTTTCGAAAGCCCGGTCCCGGAGAAATGCGTGTCCGCCTGTTCGATCTCCAGCGCCTCAATCTGCTTGTCCAGCTCCTGCGACGTCCGCCGCATGCCGCGCACCTGATCCCGCTGCACGGTCTGCGCCGCTTTTGCACGCCGGTTCTGCGCATCCACGTCCTCCCGCACCTGCTGCGTGGCCGGCGCAAACCGGCCGGCCAGCAGTGCGCTCTGTCCCTGCAGCGCCAGCGTCCCAAGCTTCAGCCCCTGCGCCGCCTCCACGCCGCGCAGATAATTCTGGTACGTCCCGTACTGCTTCTGCATGCCAGACGACCGGCTGTATTCCTGCTGCGAGACCTTCCCACTGATAGCCGCCCCCGCATTCTCCGTCTTCTTCTCCCCGCTCGCCCGGCCCTTCAGCGCGGCCCCCAGCTCGATCTGCGCAAGCTCCGCCTCCCGCACGGCGTTCTGGTATGCCATAAACGCTGCATACTGCTTATGCAGCGGATCGTCTACGGTCGTCTGCGTGCTCTGCGCGTTCTTCCCGTAGTCCGGGTTCGGCAGGCCGTACTTGCTCGCGATCTGGATCTGCTTCTGGTTCAGCGTGATTCTCCCGCCGCGATAGGCGGAGGGAGCCTGCTGTGTGCTGGCTCCCTGTCCGCTGCGGATGCTCTCTGCAATCCGCTTTTGTTCCTCTGTCAGAGTGATTCGTCCCATGCTGCCCTCCGTTACCGCTGCCGCAGATATGTCGCGCCGTAGTATTCCAGATACGCCTTGAACGTATTGGCCTCCAGCGCATTGTAGCCCTTGCTGTTGAGGTAGTTATCCAGCGTCCGGCTATCCAGATATACATTCGGGTTCTTTGCCCGGTACGCCTGCGCCGCTTTTGCAAGCGTGTTGTTCTTCTTGTCGCTCAGCTTGGAAGATGAACTGCTTCCGCCGCCTCCGCCGCCGGATTTCTTCGCCGCAGCCTGCTCCGCCGCCAACGCCTGCAGGTAGGCTGCGTTCTCGGTGTTTGCCTTCTGCGCCCAGTAGTCGAGCATCGTCGCCCACTGGCTCTGGTCCAGCGACCGTTCCGAGTTGTACGCGCTCCGCGCATCCGAAAGATCCGAATAATAATCGCTGACCGTATCCCGGTACCGGCCGTAGTCCGTATCTTCCCGGCCCTTCACGAGGCTGTACTGGTTATAAAGGTCCGCCCCCTCATCCTGATATCGCTGATATGCCTGCTGCTGCAGCTGCGGCACGATGTCGTTGAGGTTCTGCAGATACGCATTGTACGCCTGCTGCCCCACCTGCTCACCGTAGGTTGAGCCATAGCCGCCCGTGAGTGCCGCCGCCTGCCCCATCGTGTCCTGCATGGCCAGCCGCCCGAGACGCTGATACTGCTCACGGTACTGCTGGTACAGAGGATCCGTCCCCATGTCATAGCTGAATTTCTTCCGGTTCCGGATCTGGTCATACAGACTCGTCAGCTCATCGTCCCAGCGCGATTGATACGCGCCCGGCTTGCTGGCCTTGACCTGCTCCAGATACGCCTGCGCTGCCTGCACGCTGCCCGACGGCGTGTACCCGCTCTCCAGCCCGTTCAGTTTGCTTCTCGTGTAGTCCGAAACACCGGACATGGTGTAGGGGCTGTTCCGGGTCTGGTAGCTTCCGCCATAGTTGCGCGTCGTCTGGTTCTTGTTCACCAGCTGCGACTGATAGCTTCCGTCCGCGTTCACGCCCGTGATGCGGTACGTGCCGCCGCCGGTCACGACCTCGTCGCCGGTCGAAAGCCCCGCCGGTGCCCTGCCGCCCGACTCTACTCGATATACGCTCATAGTCTCACCGCCTTAAAGCTTGAAATGTGTCGCGTACTGCTTCGGCATGTACGCCTGATTGTAGGCATTGAAATACCCCTGATAGTAGCTGTTGTACTTCGCCGCCTCGTTCGCATACTTCGTCGTCTCCCCGTTGGCGTCGCAGATCTTCATCCCCAGATACCAGCGGTAAATTTCATCATACGGCCACGGGATCAGCAGCTCCGTTTCCAGATCCACGTCCTCCCCGTAGCCCGTAAACGGCTCCGGTTCCTTCTCGTGCTCGTGCGTACAGATGATATCCCGATACACGATCCCGTCCAGCTCCGACAGCCACCGGACCTTATCCGGCGTCTCGTACTGGTTCGGCAGTAACCGGTCGACCGTCTCGATCGCTTCCCGAATTTTCATTTTTCCTCCTTACCAAAAGAAGGGGCATTTCTGCCCCTTCCTCTGCTTCATGCCGTCATGGGCATTCACTTGTCAGTTGTCCGCCTGCGCGCGGCGGAAGGCTTCTTCCTCTGCCATCCGCGCGTTCATCAGGACTTCATACACCGGCAGCGGGACCTGCACGTCCTTGCCCTTCGGCACCATGAACGTCCGGCCGTTCACCGCCACGAAGCGGCTCTGCTCCTCGTTCTCCTGCCCGCGGGGCAGGTAGATCGTCTTCATGACGTTCCACACGTCTTCCGGGTTTGCCTGTACAGCCGCCGCGGCGGTCTCTTTCGTTGCCATGCTATGTGCTCCTTTCTCAGTTCGCCTCGTCCGTGCCGGAGTATGCGCTGCAGCTCTCCACGCGGACCATGCGGTCCTCGTACAGCAGCTTCGCCGCCATCTCGGCCTTGTAGCCGACGGTCGAGAACTGGTTCAGCGGGCCGCCGATCTCGTCCTTACCCTTGACGATCATCTCAAGATTGCCGCCCTCCGGGTCGATCATCTTGTATGCGTCCTTGCCGAGGAACAGCGTCGCGTACACGCTGTAGTAGACCGCCGGGTTTCCGTCAGCCGCTGCAGTCTTGACCGGGCAGGTCGAGTTGTTGAAGATCTTCGCTTCCGTCGTCTCGACAAACCGGACGCCGTGCAGCTCGCCGATCTCACCCGAGAACAGCGGCGTGACGTCTGCATACTTGTGCGCCTCGACCCATGCGTTCGAGGACCGCAGGTCGTATGCGACCGACGGATGGATGATCGCGACATACTTGCCGTCGATCTTCGGAGCCTTCATTTTCTTCAGCGTCGTCACGGCCTTGTTGACCTCGTCCGGCGTCAGCTTCGCCGTCAGGTCGAGGCCTGCGCGGCTGGTGACTGCCGTATGCGCGCCGCCCGCTGCGACCTTGTCGCAGTACTGCACGTTCGAGCCTGCCACGACCGCGTCGCGCACGCGCTTATCGATGGACGTGCCGGCGGAAGCGCCGAGTTCTTCGGTCGCACCCAGGATGACGTTATCCAGCGCATGCAGCTCCAGCTGGTCGGAGACCGTCACGTACAGGCCGATCTGCTTGATCGCGCCGGTCGTGCTGGTCTGGCCCATCTTCTGGCCGGTCGGGATGACGCCTTCGGTCAGCTCCTCCGCGTCCTTCAGCGTGTTCCACTTGCGCCACTCGACGGTCTTGCCGTGGTTGCGCGGCAGTGCCTGACGGCCTGCCAGCTGCGCATGCACGAGGTTCGGCCGTGCGTTCTCGAGCAGCTGCGTGTCGTAGAACGTCTTCATGGTCGGTGCCAGCGTGTTGGCGCTGTCAAACGCCGTAGTCGTGCCGGTGCCTGCGTTTACGTAGTTGCCGGTCGCGTTGACGAGCGTACCGGCGTCAGCAAAAAACTGAAATCCGACTTTGGATTTAAACATGATTTCCTATCTCCTTTCTCAGGGGATCACTCGCTCCCCTCTTGCCGCGCGGCGGCGCATGTCCTCCACCTCCGCGCGTGACCAGTGTGTTTTCATCGGGACGTTCTCTCCGCCCGCAGCGCCGGAGCCGATCTCCTGCGGCCGCGCGCCCTGCGCCTGGATGGTCCGCATGACGTTCTCCCGCGCCTGGTTCGCCACCAGCTGCGCCTGTGCCTGTGCGATCTCCTGCTGATGGATGACCTCATAGGCCGTCTTCGGCGGCACGCCCGCGCCCATGAGCCGCGCAAAATCCGGGTTCTGCATCTCGGTCTCAAAGTCCGCGCCGTACCGCGCCGTCACATCCCGGGCGAAGTCTGCCTGGATCCCGGCGAAGGCTTCTCGCATCTGGTACTCCTGCAGCTGCCGCCGCATGGCCGTATTCTCGGCCCTTCCGGCGTACTCCTTCTTGAGAGCGTCCGCCGACATGCCCTTTTCCATGGCCTCTGCGCTATAAAGCCGCTCGTCAGCGGAAAAGCGCTGTGCCAGTGCCGCGAAGTCCGTCTTCCTCGGGTCAGACGTATCGATCCCATAGAGCGCGCCCAGCTGGTCGATGATCGGCGCCATCGCCTCGGCCTGCCCCTTGTACTGGTTCAGCCCGCGCACGCGCTGTTTTACGACCTTCTGCACCGCAGAATCAAAGTCCTGCTTGTAGCGGCCCCGGATCAGACTGTCGAACGTTTCTTCCTGTGTACCCTGTCCCTGAGCGTCGGGGACGTTGACCGGCTGCTGCTGCACCTGCGCCTGTGCGGCTGCCTCCTGCCCGCTCTGCTGACCGGCGACGTCAGCTGCGCCCATGGTCTGAGCGCCTGCGCCCGTGAATTCGCCTTCCATGCTATAAATTCCTTTCTGGCGTTTATTCTAAAATCATCGTAGCACAATCTTTTCCCAACTTCACCCCACGCCAGCCAGAAATAATCTCGCCGGAATGGGCCGCCGCAAGCGGCGGCTCTTATCCTCTGAGATCATTTCTTCCTTTCCGACGCGCAAGCCGAGCTTGTGCGTCGGTTCTTATCCCGGCTGCGTGCTTTCTTCCGACTTTTTGCGCGCATTCTCCACGATCTTCGGCTCCTGCGTCTCGCCGGTGTGGATCTCCGGCTTCTCCGCTGCCGCGGCGCTCGCCTGCGGGACTGCCTGTCCGCCCTCCTGCAGGATCTGCTGCGCCAGCCCCTCACCCATGACCGGATCGTACCGGTCTGCCAACGCCAGCGTCAGCTGCTGCCACTCGACCAGCCGCTGCTGCAGGTCCGCGTTCTCCTGGACCTTCTGGATGATTGAGTCCTTCCCGTCAAAGTCCATCATGTCGAGCGTTGCAAGCGTCTGGTCCACCATCTGTGGGTTGAAGAACCCCAGCTGGAAGAACTGCAGCGCCAGCTCGTTCTGCGCCATGGACGTGTACTCGCTTGCCTTCTGCGCCGAGACCTCAATGTCGAAGACCGGTTTCCGCAGCCCGTCCGGCTGTCCGTTCGCGCCGTAGAGCGTCTGTGGCTGCAGCCCCTGATTGCTGTACTGTACGAACTGCTCTGCCCCGCGCTTCCCGATGATCCGGAACTGCCGCGGCAGATCATAGAACTGCCGGATGCGCTCAATGACCATCCGGATCATCCGTGCGTAGGCCCGGTAAGCCGACTTTGTGGAGTCCTTGCTGCTCCGGCCGGACGCTTCCTGCAGCGCCGCAATGGCCGAGGCCGCCGTCACGCCGGAGCTCGTCGCGCCGTTGTTGACGTCCGTGTTTCCCGTCGTCCACTTGAGCTCCTCAATTTTGTCCCGCAAGATCGCAATGTAATTGCTGCTGATCATGTTCACCTGGATCGGAACCAGACTGTCCTGCCCCAGATTCCCATCCACATGCACGAACGGCTTCGTCCAGTCCGCGAACTCCTGCTCGTTGACCGACCCGTCCGACCGCTTGAACCACCGAGGCGTCGTCGCCATGATCGCGTTCTTCACGATCGCCTGGTTCATCCGGTCGATCTGCTCCTGCGTCGACTTGCCGATGTCGATATACCCATACCCGGCAATGCTGCCCTCCACCGGGAACAGCGCGTCGACCACAAACGGGTATTCCCCGTCGTCATACAGCCCCGTCTCGGCCATGGGCCGCCCGGCCGGCTGCTGCACAATGCTCCCGTCCGGCAGCGTCAGCGTGTCATATTTCTGTTCCGTATCGTTCTCCGTCGCCTGCAGGATGGTGTCGCCCACCAGCTTCGCGAAGTGCAGCACCTGCCGTCCGTTCTGATATTTCTTGTAATACCAGTCTACCACCATCGACTTGTTGTCAAAATTGATGACGTCGTCCGTGTTGTACTTCTGCTGGACCTGCGGATTGGAGTTGAGCTTTCCCCGCAGCTCCGGGTACTTCTCGACCAGCAGATCGTTGTCCACCATCTCCGTCAGGAAGATGTTCTTCGACTTCTGCAGATCCCGCACGCCCGGCTCCCAGAAGAAAGACAGAATATCTACCGGCTGCACCGAGATATCCCCGAGGCCGTTCAGCTTCGAAGAATCCCACTTCACGTGCCAGATGAGCGTGCCCTGCTTGAGCTTCGTCCACTGGCTGTCCGAATAGACCTCTTCAAAGTCGTTCTGTTCCAGAATGACCGGCAGCACTGAGGAAAGCTTCGCAGCCTCCTCCCGGTCGTCCGGTTCCCGCGGGCGGATGGCCGGGGCCGGATAGGCCGCGATCGCGTCCGCGTGCTTACCCATGATGACGTTGAAAAGCCACGCCGACGTCCACTTGTCATCCTCCGGGTTTCCCTTCTGGATCCGCTGCCAGCTGCGCATGCGCCACCAGTCCTCCGACGCAATGACCCGCGCCTCCAGCGCACTCTTGCCCTGCCGGTATTTTAACAGCGTGTCCATGGCCTTTCTGGCCTGCTCTTCGCCGATGGCCTTTCGCGCCGTCAGCCCGCTCGCCGTGTCATTCTGCATGGTCGTCTGCATCTTCTCTGTCTGCATTGTCCGCTTCCTCCTTCCGCAGGTCTTCCGCCGTGAGTCTTGCCACTTCGTTCTGGATCCCGTCCAGCACAAATCCCACGATGACCGGCGGCAGCCCTGCCTCGTTGATGGCCTCGATCAGCCGCCCCCGCAGCCGCACCACTGCTTTTGTGATATTCATAGCTCCTCCTATCCGTTATAACTGCTGATTGCCCGGTTGAGCGCTTCCTTGAGCGCAGAATAGCTGTTTGCAAAGTACGTCGCTTCCAGCTTCGTCCCTGCCGATACCGTGCTGACGCTTCCCGCGCCTGCCAGATTCCCGATGGCGTTTGCCGCCTCGTTGTAGATGGCCGCCGTGATCGTCTGCCCGGCGTAGGCCGTCGTGAAGGAAATGCTCCCGTAGCCTCTGGCGGCCCGGACCTCGTTGATCTTCGCCGTCAGCCGGTTCCAGCTTGCCGCCGTCAGGTATGTCACGGCCTTCCCTGCCGCGATATACGACGCATCGTCGCTCGTCCACGCGAAGGCCGCGATCTGTGCCTTCGTCTCGCCGGATACGGTGTTGGACGTCTTCGAGTCCGTCCCGGCCTTGTTGACGATCCAGAAATAATACGTCGTGCCCGGGTCCAGCCCCGAGACCGTCACCGGCGAGCTGCCGATCGACTGCGATCCGATCGCCGTATAGCTCGTCTTTCCCCAGTAGAGCGTCCAGCTTCCGTACCCGCCGCCGTTTTTGTCCCACGTGACCGTCGCCGTGTTCTTCGTCAGCGTGACCCCGCTGATGTATGGTGCGACTGCCGTGATCTTCGTCTTGTAGTACACGCGCACGGCCTGCCCGCTCGTAATGGGGATCGTCTCCGTCGCCGCGTGATTTGTCGCATACCCTTCCGACGCGAGCCTGAAATACTGGAATTCATACTCCTGCGAATACGTCTGGTACTGCGTGCCGGACATGGACAGGAAGAACGAATTGCCGATCGTGCCGGAGACGGACCCGTCTGACAGCGTGTGCTGCCCGTCCAGGTAGTTGTAGATCGGAATCGTCGTGGTCTTGCTCTGGTAGTAGACCTTGACTGTCTGCCCCTCCTGGATGGGGATCGGGTAGCTCGCTCCATGCTCCGTGTTGTAGTTCTGCGACGAGAGCCGGAAGTACAGGAAATTATACTGCTGCGAGTACGTCCGGTATTGCGTTCCGGACGCCGAGATATAAAACGTATCCCCGATGCCGCCTTTGAAAGACCCGCTCGTCAGCTGCGTCAAATTATCCAGGTAGTTGAGGATACTGACCGTCGTCGTGCCCGCAGACTGTGCCAGCGTCCGCACGCTGATGGAGTTTGTCTCGGCGACAAGCGCCCCCGTGTTGCTGTTGTAGATCCGCACGCGGCAGATATACAGCGTGTCTGGCGTCAGCCCGGTAATGATCCTGCTGGCCGTCGTCGTGCCCGCAGTCGAGTCCGTCACGGTCGCCATGACCTGTCCGGCCAGGATATATTCATATTTTCGCTTGTATGTCGTCGTGGACGACATGCCGGATACCGTCAGCGTGATACTTGTCGGCGTACCCGACGCGCCAGATAGCGTTGCCATTCAGCCAGCCCCCTTATCCGAACACCGGCGTAATGCCGGTGATGCCGCCGGACGCGGAGAAGGCAATGCTTCCATTTGCCCGGATCTGCATGCTCGCCGTCCCGGCCGCGTTCTGCAGATATACCGCGCCGCTCGTCGACCGGATACGCACCGCCGGGCCGGACAGATCGACCGCATATTCCGCCGTGCTGGAGGACGTAAACTGCAGGCTGCCCTCCGCGCCGCCGATCGTGCCGTTCGAGAAGTTTGTGCCCGCGATCTCAAGACCGTTGCTGATGATGTTGATCTCATCCATGATCTGCTTGAGCTTCGTCTGGATGCTCGTACCGTCGAGCTTTAGATCCGTTGCGTTGATCGTTCCGCCGATCTCAGCCCCCGTGCACGTCAGCTTCCCGTTCGCGTCGACCTTGAATTTGTCCTTGATGGAAAGCCCGCTCGTGCCGAAGTACATGCTAGCGCTGCCCCCAAATTCGTTGGCCGTGCGGAAAATGCTGCTCTTCGAGATCGTCCACGGCCCGAACGTCGAGTCGGCTGCCGCCGTGATCTTCCCCGACAGCACCGCCCCCGCCGCCTCCAGCGTCCCGGACGGAAAATGGAGCTTCTTGTCGCTTAAATACGCGACCTCCTGCCCGTCCTGCCAGAAGCTCACCCGGTCCGGCGTCACCGTGACCAGCTCGTTCTTCGTCCGGTCAATGACGTTCTCCCCGCCGTCCGTCACGGTCGTTTCAATATTGCCCACGCCCACGCCGTACACCGGCGTCACGTCGTCGTAATACAGCAGCCCCGTCTTGATGTACTGCTGCGAATTGACGGAAAACTGATTGTTGACGCCCGCCGTGTAGTCATACAGCTGTTTGATGCCGACGGAATTGCCCTCGATCGTCAGCTGCGTCTTCTCGAGATACTTGCCGAAGTCCGAGATGGCCACATAGCTGCCGGACAGCTTCGTCGACCACGTCTCCGAGTTCGCCGCGGCGAAGTCCGCCGTCTTGATGATGAGCGCTTTCAGCGCCCCGTAGCCCGACAGCTTGGTTTTCTTCTCCGCCTCTGGCAAACTGTCCGCATCGATGGCCTGCGAGATCTCCGTCAGCGTTGCCTTCGCCGACCAGTCGGCGAGGTTCAACTGCTCCGTCACGCTGCACAGATACCTGCGCATGCTCTCCAGCTGCTCCTGCGTCGTCTTCCCCGCGATGGACGGGTATGCAAGTGTCAGACTACCCATGTTGCACCTCCCGTCTTACGCATCGCTTCCTGCCTCCAGGACTCGCGCCAGACTGAACAGCTTCATCTCGCCCTTTCCCGTCAGCCGGAACTTCAGGTGGTCGCACCGGGCCGGGCGGATCGGCAGCAGGAAGGTTCTGAGGCCTCGCCCCTCGATATGCCCGCAGTGCCGCCAGACGCCGTCGGAATCGTACTGCACCCAGAAGTCGACGCTCGACCCCTTCGGCAGCTGCATCCGCAGATTGATGCGCGAGACGTATTTCTTCCCGACGAGTCCATACGTCATGATCCCCGTCTCCGCCATCCACTGCACACTGTCTTCCAGCGTCCCGACACTCCCGTACACGGTTTTGAGCGTCCCGTCCTCAAGGAAATACAGCTCATCGTCCACCCGGGCAAAAGCTTCCGCGTGCGTCGCGTCCTCCCGGTGCCACAGGCCTTTTCGCGTGTCGTAGACGAACAGCGACCAGTTATGACCTTCATCCTCCATGCTGATGAAGTACTTTCCTCTGGCGCCGCCCGCCACGGCGTTGTAATACAGCTTCGTCCCGAAGCAGCTGCCGATCTCCTGCGGCAGACTCCCGTCGTACACGCAAACGCCCATCCGCGATTTGTAATACAGCCGGTCATCCACCACGACGAGGCTCTTGGCAGACCCATTCTGCACGCCCGCGCACTTCTGCACGACCACCTGATGTGCCCCCGCCGCCGACGGATACACCCGATGGAAGCAGTCTTCCTTGAAGAAAATCGGACTGTCGGCCAGCGTCGCCGCGCCGGTCCACTTCCCGTCCGTGCCGCAGCTCGCGCGCCATGAATCCGTCGACACACCCTGGTAGCACTCCCAGTTCTTAAAATCGCCCAGCTTGCAGCAGTAGATCTCATTGACGGTCTCGCCGTCCGCCACACCGTACTTGCAGCCCCACAGCCGGTTCCCGCTCTCGGTGATGAAGTCCATGCTTGGGACCTTCCGGGCCGTCTTCACGGTCCCGCTCGTCACCTTCGTCGTCTCATCGACGAGGCCGACGATCACGAGGTAGCTCTCTCCCACGTCGTACAGGATCTGGCTGCCGTTGAGCTTCTCGACCTGCTCGTTTCCGCTGAGGCCCGAAAGCTGAATGCCGTCATACTGCTTGAAACCTCGACCGATGCCATTGGCAGAAAGCTTCAGATACACCGTCGGCACGGATACCCACTGGCTCGTTGCCTCCGCCCACTGCTTGAGCGTGTGGAGCTTGCCGGACGTATCCAGCCAGTACTGCCCGTTCGATGGGCTTTCCGGCTGGCTGGCTTGCTTATAGCTCACCGTCAGCGCCGTCCCGTCGACGAGGCAAAGAGAAATTTCCACGTTCGTGCTCGATGCGTCGACCACATTCTCCTGCCCCATGTACCCGTTGTCGGAATACTTCTCGGTGTTGAAGTAGATCCCGTCCGGGAAAATGCACAGATACGCGCCCATGGAAATGAGCTGCTTTTCCCCCGCCGAGATCGACACGGACGGCATATACGCCTCCATCGAAGCGCCGTTGATGTAAAGCGTATTATTCTGCACCCAGCACAGCGCATCCTTCGCCAGGATCCCCTGCACGCCCTCGATCGCCTGCGCCGTCCCTCTCCTTGGCCGCGGCGCGAGCAGCGGATAATCATCCGCCGACAGATTCTCCATGTCGTAAAACTCCCCGTCCGCCAGCTCGAGGTTGTGGTTGTATCCGAGAAAGACCTCCGTCATCATGGTCTGCTTCTCAGTCTCCGTCAGTTGTGGTGCCAGCATGGCCTTACCTCCGTTTCATCATGTCCAGCGGATCAAACAGAACCGGCGGTGCTTCTGCCGGTACCGTCGGCTTGATTGGCCGCGACATGCACATATACCGCCATTCGTCCGCGCAGTGATCCTCCATTTTCGTATCCAGATCCTCCACCTTGTGCTCGTCATACATGAGCATCGGGATCGTCCGGATAAACGCTTTGCACCCTGCAAATACATACATTCTCGGGTATCCATCCGGGTCAAACTGTAGCCGGTAGTGGCACTGCATCCACCCCGCAATGCGCTCGTTGTCTCCCGGTGAAAAATATACACCGTATTTCGCTGCGGTCTGCATGATACTCTCTCCGCGATCCGCCGCCCAGCACGCCGGGTCGGCGACGCCGATGATGTTCTTCCCTTTGAGCCACGCATGCGTCCGCTCGATCCTGCTGATCTCCGCAAACTGCTTGTCCGGGTTCCACTTGACGCCCTCGTTCGGTGTCTTCGTGCATCCGTAAAGCTCCAGAATGCGATAGATCACGCCGTCATAGTCGACCGCCCACCACGCACAGGAAAACGGCTTGCCGTAGCCAAAGTCATAGCTCCTGCAGATCGTCCACCCGTCCGGGATCTCAAACGGCTCAATGACATGCGTCCAGCGCCGGTCCTTGTAATGCTCCGGGTCGTCCCGGAAGTCCTCGAAGAACTGTCCTTCATAGACGTCCCATCTGCCATACAGCCACGCCTCCCGGATCTTCGGCGGCAGCGTCTCGAGCTGGTCGATATACTCCGGTTGGGTCTGCATCAGGATTTTGTTGTCCTGCAAGAGCGCCTGAATGAAATTGTAGTTTTCCGGTTTCTCTTTGCCCTCAAAGCGGCGATCGACAAACAGACGCTTGAAATACGCATGTGCTGGCCCTCCCGGATTCAGCGTGTAATACGTCCGCTTCGGAAATCCGTTCGTTCCTCGCACGCAGGCGTTGATCTTGTCGATCCACTCCTTCTGCAGCAGCCCGGCCTCATCGATAAACAGCACGTCATACTCCGCGCCCTGGTATTGCTGCAGGTCTCCCTCGTTGTCGCAGTAGCCGAATTTGATCGTCGATCCGTTTGGAAATCGGAAGATCTTGTCGGTGGTGTTGTACTTCGCGATCCCCGCCAGCTCTTTTTTCAAGGGCTCGATATGGTTGTTCCTGAGTTCAGGTATCGTGCGTCTTACGATCAGGACCTTGATTCCCATGAAATGCAGGGCCAGCAGCTTCGCCTTCGTCCGTACGGCCCAGCTCTTGCCGCCGCCGCGCGCGCCGCCATAGGCCACATGCCGGTGATGGTCCAGCAGAAACAGCTTTTGCTTTTCGTTCGGTTCTCCGAAGCGGATCGTTTTCATTCCGCGTAGGCCTCCGCTTCTGGCTCCATGGTGATGCGCTGGCTTTCGTCCTGCTTTTCTCCTTCCGCGTCACGTTTGTACCGGAACCCATACTCCAGCGCGAACTGTGCCCCACGCTGAGAATCCCGGTCGAACAGTCTTTCGGCCGTATATTGTTCCACGCGCGTCTGCGCGCGCGAAATCGTGTCCATAAATTCTTTCCTGGCCTTGTAGTTGTACAGGCTCTGCCTGCTGGAAAAGCCCAGCGCCAGCGCAAGCCCCGGGATCGTCGGCGGCTTCCGCCCCACCCAGACCGGAGTCCCATCTTTCTGGTTGAAAACGATGCTCCCGTCCTCATCCCGCAGGATCTCTCCCTTGCAGCTCTCAAAATACGCCTCGATCAGCCCTTCGATCTGCTCCACGGATTCATACTTCGGTTTCCTCGCCATGGCTCACGCCTCCCTTCTGCTTTTCAGCATAGCGTATCCGGAAAATCTTTTCACCCCACGCACGCAGAATGAGCGCATACGGCGTTCCGCATGCGCTTCGGCTCTCATTCTGTTCTTTCGTAGTATCGGAGCTTCGCCGCCGCGATGCTGCACCGCACGTAGTCAAAGCTGGCGCAGTATCGCGTGATGTAGTCTGATGTCTCCCGCCGCTCAGGAAATGCGAGCACGCATTCTCCCTCGCAGCGTATCGTCTTTTTCCCGGCTGCCTGCCAGAATGGGCAGATATACTCCCTGTGCCAGTAGTCGCTCGTCCCTATCACCCTTTCGTCTTAAAACCTTACGCATATACAAGGCTTAATTTAAGCGGCTCCCGTTCCGCTTGTGCTCTGATCTTGGATCGACTACATACTTATAATATTGATACCCGTACTTTGTCGTCCGGGCCTCTACGAGGATGTAACCTCGCGGGGCGACGGGCGGATGCTTGAAGCTGTACTCGCGCACGGCCTCGGTTGCTGGTTCCGGCTCTGGGCGGATACAATTTCGCGTCGCTTTGTACCGGTGGCCGCCGAATTCTTTTCTCCAGTGCGCATGCAGGTAACTGGCCAGTGCTGTGTAGTCCTGGCCGTGGTCGACCTTGTTTCCCTGCTCATCTATATAATAATTGTGCTTTCTCAGGTGCCGAACCTCGATCACGCTGCCGAGCCCCCAAAGCCCGCCGATGGCTTCTTCCGGGATCCCCTCTGTTACCAGGTGCAAATGGAAGCGATTGGTTGTTTTTCCTCTTCCGTAGAAAGCAACGATTTTGGCCTCCGGATAGTGATACTGCATGCGGCGCACAAGGTTGTCGCGCACTCTGCGCATTTCCTCTGCGGTATGTACCTCGTTTTCTGCATCCAATGTCAGGGTGGAATACAGGCTTGTTGGCGAGAAATTGTCGTTCATCAGCGCAACGAGCCGATTCAGCGATTGCTTGCTGTTGAATTCATCGCGCTCCGCCTGCGTCTGGAAGCGCGGCTTTCGCGGCTTGCTGGTCTTTTTGTCCGCGCCATCGGACACGGTATAAACGATCTGCGTACATACCGCCCCTGTAAACAGGCGGCGCTTGTGTCTCTTTGCCATCATCCACACCTCTTTCTCCCGGGCGGACAGAGCCGTCCGCCCCTACATGGCCATCTGCCCGCTCAAAGCGTGGCCGGAAATTCCGGCCATGCGTTCAACGATCATCCGGACATGTCGTGGCGCCGCGGGTACCATTTACTGCCGTCTGCAACAAGAACCCGAGCAACATCCACACTTTGTCTTTCACTTTGCCCATGCAGATAGCTTCGCCCATCATCTCGTCGTAGTTCTCGGCGCTCACGCAGCTCGAACTTTCAACGATTTCAAAGCCATTTCTAAGAACAGCCCTTACGATGGTCGTTTTTCCTCCGAGCTTTTTCACCTCATGGAATGCGATGAAATCATCAACCATCCTCTGGCTGATGCTCGGTTTCTCTGTTTTCAAGCATCCGTTCGCCAAAAGCGGCATGTACGCCTTTTCAAACACATCTGCTGGGCTAAAGCTCTCATACCCGTCCTCATACCGCACTCGGTATCCATTTTCTGTTTTCTCCGCCTCTACCATTTTTGTTCCGATGTACTTTTGCATTTTTGTTCTCCTTTCTGTGCCCATAGGCTTCGGGCTATCTGCCCGCTCAAAGCGTGGCCGGAAATTCCGGCCACAGTTTCAACGGTCAGTTCGTGTATCCGCATGCCTTGCATGTGCATACGTCTGTCTCAGCGTCCCATTCGCAATCTGATGCCCCGCATCTCGGGCAGTTCCCCCACGCACCGCGCGCTCCTTTTGGGTCTGGCCCCGGTCCATTCAGCTTTGCATGCCATGGATCCCCTTTCGGGCCCAGCTCCTCCCAATGTGCGGTGTGCTCACGATTATCCCCGCGTTCCTCTCTTGCCTTCTCGATCCGCATTTCCATGCGATTCTCCCTTCAAATTGTAAGTACTTCCCGCCTGGACTGGCGGGCAAATTTGCGTTCCGGGCAGAAGCGGCACTCGGTGCAGCTCCAGGCGCCGCGGTAGTTGTTGCGCGTCGGGCAGAGTGGGTTGTAACAGATCCCGGAGCCTGCCCGCTGCGGGCCGCGGCCGAATTTTTTCTTCTTCGGTTCGGCTTTTGGCTTTTTGGCTGGATCCCTCTTGGTGACGAGCGTGGCCGCGCGTTCTTTCCGGAAGCAGCCGCAGCTTTTTGCATGCCCGTTCCGGAGGTATCTGCCGTCCTTGCTGCAGATGGTCCCGCATTTACACCGGCAGATCCAGTGTGCCGTGTCTCCTTTTTTGCTGGTATCCCGCCCGATGACATGCAAATATCCAAAGTCCTTGCCCGTCAGATCGACTACGTGTGACATTTCCATTCTCCTTTCGTCAGGGGCCGGTCTCCCGGCCCCTATGCAGGGCGGACTTGCACCGCCTGCGCCTGCGCGTCCCCCTGTCGCCGCAGACGAGCTGCCCTTGTCTGCTCAGACAGCTTCACATAAGGAGGTAACACGATGCCGCCGGGCGATCCCAACACCCGGCGTGGGGTAACGTTGACGGTTCCCATCCGCGCGCACGTTCCACACGCGCTTTTTATCCCCGGCCCGCGGGCTTGAGGTTTCGCGGGCCGGGTGCAGAGCCGGGGTGATCCTCCCGCAGCCGTCTCATGGCGGAGCGGCCGCGGCCAAAGTCCGAAAAAATATGGTTCCCCGGCTGATTGCTGGTCTTAGTCCTCGGGCTGGCTGATATCCTTGCGCCGCAGCCCGTCGGCGTTCTCGGTCAGCGGCAGCGCCTGCCGCCGCGCGTGCTCATCCGGGTTCCAGCCGCACCGCGCGCAAAGAACCGGCGCGATCTTTGCATACGGGCAGGCATTGCCCTGCTTCGGCAGCCCGCATGCTTCGCGCGGGCTGCTCTCGTTTTTTTCTGGCATGTTAGACCTCCTGGATCTCGATCCCGAATTTGGACCGCATGAATTTGCGGTTCCGCAAATACTCCTTTGTCCGCGTCGGCTTGGACTTCACATCTTCGACGACGAGCTTGCCGCCGAATTTGTACGAAAAGTCCGCCGTGTACCGGATCGCGCGGATCCGCTCGCCGGTTTCGGTGATGTAGCTCTCCTGCAAGGTGAACTGCGGCTGCAGCCGCAGGTCGGAGATAATCCCGGCCCGCAGCATCACCATCAGCTCGTCATACCGCCGCGCCTCCTTCTTGCTGTCAAAGCGCAGCTCGCCGCGCGTATCCTTCCGGCTGCCGTACTTCGTCTTCCCATGGCTCCCCTTGTGAAGGGGAGCTGGCGCCGCAGCGCCTGAGAGGTCGCGCATCTGCCGCGCGTAAGCCTCCCGCATCCTCGGCGGCATGTCCGCCATGGATTCAAACCGCAGGCCGCTCATTCGGCTGCACCGTCCATCCGCGCGCCGCAGGCCGGGCAGAAACTCTGAATCCGAAGAGTTCCTTTCTTAAAAGCGTTCCGGCAGTCCGAGCATACGATTGCCGCTTTAGGAAAGCGAATCGTTTCCCCGCTCTGCGCGTCATATTCGCGCCAGTCCGCTTCTTCCCAGTGTGCGTGGTGTACCTCCGCAACGTCGGCGGCTGGCTGACGCAGCAGGAGCGTTTTTACCCGCGGAGGCGTCCAGCGCGGATTTTCCGCGTTGCAGGCTTCAAAATCTTTCAGCGCCGCCTCGCGGCTGATGTATTCGTCAGGCATGGTTGGCCTCCTTATCGCACGAGGAAAGCACGCTGTCGTCCAAAAACGCACGCGCCGTGTATTTCCCGCCGCATTCGCACGGCTCTTTTGTCCGGTAAACTGTCTAGTTCGGAGTCGATAGCTTTTCGTCCACCGGCGCGACCTTCCCACACCGCTCACAGACCGGCGTCATATCCATCATGTCCATCATGTTTTTACGTTTTGCCATTCTTCTTGCCCTCCATTTCCTGAATCGCCCGCTCTGCCTCAATGCAGGTATAGTGGCGTCTGAAATAATTCCAATTTGCCATGCAGTCACTTCCCGCATCGTCCGGCGTTGCATCCTCATGATCAAAGTAGATGTTGATGTTCGTCCCGAATGGCTCTATGCTGACGATTACTGCGGTTATTTGCACTGCTCGACCGTCCTCATCTGTCCAGCGCTCTCCCACCTTGCACGGCAGCACCACCACGCGCCCGTCCTTGTCGGCCTCGGCAAGCTCGCGGAGGCGGCTAGGCTCCACGCCCAGCGCCTGCGCTGCCAGATTTATCATCGTGTCCTCCGTAAATGGAGCCTTGATTTCCTCCGGCGTCAGCCCTGTGTCCTCGTAGTCCGCGAGTCGCTCACACGCCGCTATTTCAAACGGGCAATCCTCGATTTTGCACCCGCTGCCGTAGCACGGTTCTTTGAAGCAGCGCGTCCGGTAGTTTGTGTTATGTCCAGTTTCTGAAATAGACGCACCCGGTAACAGAGTTTTCCACACCGTTCACAGATTGCGTAATTTGTGTGATACTTCCCACCGTGCCGGTTGCTTCTGCGGCGTGTTACCTGCACATACGTATACTTGTCCAGCTTGTGCAGACCCATGCGGCAAAGAAGGGGGCTTTTCATAAATCCACCTCCGGTGCTTCCGGCGGCGGCATCCAGTGAGTAATCAAGTTCTGCGGTACCTCCCAGTTATCGCACGTCCATCCGTCGCTCGGAAAGTATCTTGCCATATCTACAATCGAGCCGCCCGCGTCCCGAAAAGCAACGAGATATTTGCTGAGACGGTCTATTGGCAGTCTGTCCTCCACGCTGATCCACTGCGGCACTTTCTCCCGCAGCGCCGCGTTCTCGGCGGTCAGGCGCTCGATGAGGTCGGCTGCGCGCTTATGCATTACGTTCACGCAGTTTTGATCGCTCACTACCGGGCAGCGATAGCACGGTTCCCCAAATTTGCAGCACCGCAGCGCCTGCACGATTTCCTTGTCTGTCATAGCGTGTCCTCCTCCATTCCTTCAAGAACCATTTGTCCCGGCAGCACGCCATCCTCCATCCACCAGTGCATCACGTCCTCGCCTGTCTGCCAGTCGTTCGATGGCTCCCGCTTCTTCCGTTCGTTGAGCATCCGGCCGAACGCACGGATATATGCGGCTTTAATCTTCGGATACCTTGCAAATTCGGCGTATCGCGTTGCCTTTTTGGCAAGAGGGCATCCGATACAGCCAATTCGTTTCCAGCCACAGGCGTATAACGGGTTCATCGCAATCTTCTGCTCGTCGCAGTAGCCGAGAACGTCTTCGTCTTTCCAGTCGATGATTGGATTTACCGTCCGTCGAGCTTTCAGCTGGCAGTTTTCCAGGAGCATTCTCCGCTCGTCGTTGTCGTCCATTAGGATAATTCGCTTGTCTTTGTCCTTGTGGCTAGTTTCCATAACGCCGTGTGATTGCTTCCGCCTTGCAGACTCTGCCCACCGGACTCCCGTCGCAATAAAACGTCCTTTTCCGCCGGTTTCCTTCAGTTCCCTGCAGCAATATCTGCTGATTCTTGTAGGTGGCACGGAATTACGCGGGATCAGATTCCACATCGTCACGTTCCCACCGTCCGGCGTCCGGTGCGTATCGATGTCGCATTTTACGCCAGCCAGCTCCAAGCGGCGGAAGGTATCCCGCACATGCCAGACAGTCTCCGGCGCGTCCGCCGTTGTGAGACTATGTAGGACCTCAAACGTGATCCCGCTTGCCTCCGCCAGATGCAGCAGCACGTCCGAGTCCTTGCCGCCCGAGTACGTGATCACCAGCGGCTGTTTGTACAGCCGCAAGCTCATCTCCGAGGCCATCTTCAGCCGCTCAATCGCGGTTTGTTCTAAGTCCATTGCCGTCCTCCCTCCCCGGCGTAAGCTTGGCCAGCATGATCTGGCCGAGATCCGCCACATATACCAGCCGCCCGCGGCTGTAGACCATCAGCTTGTCGCCCTGGATTTCCATTCGGTCGGCCTCGATGTTCGTGATATCCTGGCAGGCGTCACACACGAACCTCATACCGGTCTCCCCCCTTGCTGTACAGCCTCTGCTATTTCTCCGATCGTTATCTGGCTGCCAGCGTCCTTGGCCGTTTTCTGTGCTTCCCGTACTCCAGCCAGCATTTTCTCTTTTGCGGCCAGATAGAAACTCTTATCAATTTCAAAGCCGATTGCGCTTCTTCCTGCCTCCGCAGCTGCGCGTAACGTCGAACCGGAGCCGCAGCACGGATCGATCACAAGCTCGCCGGGATCCGTAAATATCTCGATCAGACGTCGGAGCACCTTCACCGGCTTCTGCGTGGGGTGGATCTTCGGAATGTCCTTCCCGTCCCGCTCCCACTGGAACCAGTCGAACACCATTTTCCCAGTTCCCCGAATGGGCTTCCCGTCCTCGCCGATCTGCCGCCCGTTGTTGAATTTCGGCAGCTTGTCCCGGTACAGGACGACCGCGAATTCCGTTGCTCCGACAATCCGCATATTGGCTTTGAGCACCTGCGCGGAATAATTCTTGCAGAAGAAAAGCGGATACCAGTTTTTAAATCCGTACCGCGCGCCGTATTCCGCGACTGTATGTATCTGATCGAACGCGCAAAATACGATCATGGCCGGGGCTTTTCCCTTTTCCTTCGGCTCCGGCCTCAGCAGCCGGGAACAGAAGTGCATATACTCTGCTATCTTGAAATAACCGTCCGAATTGAAAAAAGCTCTTTTCGCGAGCTTGCTTTCTCCGTTGGCGTTGTCTCCGCCCTTGTACCACATGGGATTCGAGCCATAGGCGTCCGTGCCAATGTTGTATGGGATATCCGCGATCACAAGCTGCGCTTTCGGCACGTTGTATTTCTTATAATTCTGGAAATTATCGTGGATGATCTCACAGCGCAGCGGCTTCCCCTGCGCGCTCATACCAGCGCCCCCGGCCGGGTGTCCGGCGTGTAGTGGAGCTTGGTTGCGCGAGCGTTCTGATGGTACTCCGGGCGGGTGAATTTATAGCCCCAGTGCTTGGCGGCGGTAAAAAGGGCCGCATAGCCGTCCTCGGCGCGGACGGTTACTTTCTGGTCTCCATATGTAACGGAAAAGTGGTTCTGGCCGGTGTATCCGGCCTGGGCGATCACAGCGGGGCGCCGCGGCGCCCGCTCGCCGGGGTAGTCGATGCTATTTCGCAATGTGTTTGCGCCTCCTTATCTGGTTGTCGGCATGGACCATCTGCTTTCCCGCTGCAAGATCGGGCTGCAGGCTGTCCCTGTCTCGGTGGTTGACGTCGTAGATGTGGTTCCGGATGCTCTCGTAGAGCGTCCAGGTGCAGCACCCGGCGCGGCATGTGCCGCTTCGGTCCGGGCAGTTCCGGCCGCAGGGCGGCGGTATGGGCCGCATGCGCGGCGCAAAATAATTCACTCCGCTTCCTCCTGTACGTGCTGCAGCCAGGCCGCGAGCTTTTGCAGCGCCGACTCGCGCTGCAGCAGGTCTTCGACCGTGTCCCGGTCGACGCGCGGCATGCTCTGCAGGATCTCCCGGTCATTGGCGCAGTCATCGGCAAAGGCCAGGACGGCGTCGACGATGTCGGCCAGCTGATCCGGCCGGAGCTCGACTATGATCTTCGGTTCGTCCATCACAGGATCCCGTAGGTGGTCAGGCCCAGCGCGATCGCGCCGGTCGCGACGCAGGCGTCGGTCATCTCTGCGTACCCGGCGATCACCGCCAGCACAAAGGCCGCGCCGCCCAGCCACACGCAGCAGGTCTTCGCCACCCGCCGCATGGCCTCCCGGTACCGCAGCTCCTCCAGCAGTCGCTCCTGCCGCTCCCTGGTCTCTTCCTCCGGCTCATGCCCGAGCCGCTCCGCAAGATTCGTTCTCATTCTGTCAACTCCTTCATCCATACCGGGCTGTCCTCCCGGTTCACGCAGTAGCGCATGGTTTCCTTGAATTCCTCGCCTATTCCCTGCTGGCAGAACGCGGCATAAAATATGTTCAGGATTCGCGCTGCAGCAGCGCTCAGTTCCAGCGCGCTGCCGGATAGCGCAGATACCGTTTTTTCGCCGTCCATGCCGATCTCGATGTGTAGCTTCCCGTTATCCATTGGTTTCCTCCTTTGCTTCCTGCATCCGCCTGACGAGCCGCGCCAGACGGGCGTTTTGCGTCACGAGCTTCTGCGCGTCCAGGTCAAGCCCCTTGCGCTTGAGTCCGTTAATGATCTGCGCCGCCTGGCACTCACACACCATCGCCGCCTCGATCAGGTCATGCAGCTCCTGCGCATCCAGCGTCAGGGTGTAGGTCTTTACCTTCCCCATGGCTCAGCCTCCTATCTCTGTACCATCCATCGTGCCAGCTCCGTGAGCGACACCGTGTATTTGTTTCCGATGTGCCGGGCCGGGAACCGCCGGTCGGCCAGCAGCGTCCGCCGGTCGATCCCCAGCGCCGCCTGGCATTCCGTGATCCCGATGGCCGCGCGCCCCGGGAACATATCCGTCAGCAGCTCCAGCTGCGGCCGGTATCCTTCCAGCTCTCTCGGCATCCCCTCACGCCTCCTTCTTCTCGCTCTTCGGCTGCACCATAGCAGCCATGCCCTGCATAAAGATCAGCGCCTTCTCACGCATTTCCGGCGTAAGCTTGTTGATTTCCGCCGAGATCTTCTCGGCCTGCTGCTTCTGCTCCTCTGACATTGATCTCACCTCGCTCGGTTTATTCGTTATGTATAGACTAGCATGTGATACGTATATTGTCAAGTATTATTTTATACATTTCACATATTTTCTGATTGACAAATATGCGTGCCTGTGATACTCTCATTTCAGAAAGAAGGTGAATCCATGAACACAGTGAATGAACGAATCTCGTTTTTAATCAAAGATCAGGGTCTGACGCAGTCCAAATTTGCCGATCGCATTCACCTGACACAAGCTCATGTCTCTCGAATATGCTCCGGCACATATGTCCCAACCGAGCGCACGATCTCGGATATCTGCCGGGAATTCAACGTCTCCCTCGCCTGGCTCGAAGACGGCGAAGGGGAAATGTATGTGCAGCGCAGCGCGAATGAGGATCTGGCCCTGCTGGTCTCGAACATCATGTCCGACGCGGATGACTCCTTCCGGAAACGCTTCATCTCCCTCCTGATGGCGCTCCCGCCGGAAAAATGGAGCGAAATTGAAAATTTCGTAAAAAAATTAAACGGAGACGCTTGACCGTCTCCGTTTATTTTTGTATTCTGGTAGAGGGTGGTATTTATGCGGGCTTATGCCGAAACAATGTCTGTGATCTGCGCCGTGCTTTTGGTTCTTCTCATTCTCTGTACGTCCTGTTCTCCGCGCCAGTACACAAGCGATGATCTGGCGGAAGCAAAAGCCGAGTCTTACCAGGAAGGATACCGTAATGGGTACGACGACGCACTCGACGAGTTTGCAGTCGATTCCCACTGACACGCCATCCCGTGGCATTCGTTTTTCCGCTTCTAGCAAACTCCCAGATCCCCCTGAGCGTCCATCTTGCAAAATAAGCAGAGAAGATTATCTGCGTGAAATCGTTTCCGTTCAAGGCGCTCTTTCGTACCCGCTTTCTCGTGGAAAGTACAATCCTTATTCCGGCAGAAGCATTGAGACATTGCAGGACTATGAATTCTATTGCCAATGCATCGCGCTCCGTCGGCTTTACGATGAACGAATGTCTGCCGCATTTGCCGTTGTAGATTCCACTCAAAACGTCCTTTCTGCTGCAGATGCCGTTGTCAACGAGTCTCGTGCGCGTGCATCAGCTGCACAGCAAGAAGCTGCTCTTGCCAAGCGCGAAGCTGCTTTGTACAAGCATGACGCAATGATCGCCAAATCAGATTATGCAGCGCTGAAAGCTCGTGTCGAATCCGGCAAAAAATTGAGACTCCGAATACTCATCATCTCCGTAATTCTATTCCTTGGGTTTCTTCTGTTTTATCCTTTCTCTCGTCCTCAGGAAAATGTATCGCAATCAACGGAATCTTCTCATGTGTCAAGCTCTTCCTCCTCATCATCCGAACCCACCGGTGACGGGCCAGAACGCCCATCCGGGTACGTCTCCAACGAATATATTGGAAACAAAAAGAGTCACAAATTTCACCGATCGTCATGTTCCTATCTCCCGGATGAGGATAACCAAAGAATTTTCAAGTCCAGAAACGCGGCAATCTCCGCAGGGTACGACCCATGCGAGCATTGTAACCCCTAGCTTCCCCGCCGGAACGGTTTCCCGTTCCGGCGCTTATTTTATGATGTTCCGCAGGAATCGCAGGATGATTTTCAGCTGATCCAGTGTGGCCCGCTCTAAAATGTTTTCAATCCGTTCCATCGTCTTTTCCATCTCCGTCTCCATTTCTCCACAAAAACCGCGTTCATTTTTTGTTAATCTTTACCTCTTGTTCGCGCCTCCCAAAAGTTGTAAGATATAGGTAGGCGTTGCCCGCGCCGCTGGCCGAACAACGGCGCGGGCTTTGGTTTCGCGCAAACGACCGGGAGCCGTCTGTATCTGAAGCATGGCATACGCCGGTTGGGTTTGTAAACCTGTCGGTTTGGTTTTCAGCGTAGGTTTTTCTGAAATCTTACTGCCACAGGTGTGGTTTTTATATATGGAGGGATGGTTTTTGTCAGAAAAATTGTGGGAAACATGCCGCGAAGCAAAGGACACCATGCAGCCGCATAAGACGAATCAGGATATCGCTGACGAATCCGGCGTATCCGTCAATGCCGTCAGCCAATTCCTGCGCGGCGAGACTACGAAGCCGTACATTGATACCGTCGGCCCGATTTGCGCATCCCTCGGCGTATCAATGGATGAGCATTTCGGCGTCCCGCCTGCCGAGCCTGCCGGGTCTTCCGATGCTGAAAAACTCCTCGCCGAGAGCGCGGCCCTTCGTGCGCAGCTTGCCCAGCAGCAGAAGTCCCTGCACATGCACCGACTTGTGACTCTCATCCTCTTGGGTATTCTTTTGCTGTGTGCCCTTGCGCTTGTGGTCGACGTGCTCAGCCCATCGATCGGCTGGTTCCGCGCATAAATCAAACCGCCCCGGCCCAGCGCCGGAGCGGTATTCTTGGAGGTTTTACGATGCCAATTCCCAAATACTATGTCAGGCCGGACGGCCTGCATGAATCCATCATCACAGTCAACGGCAAGCGCAAAGCGTTTCGCGGCAAGACAGACCGCGAAGTCTGGAACAAGATCAAGGCATACCGCGCTGAAGCCGAGAAGCCAAAGACCGTCCCGTTCTCCGACGTCGCCCACGCCTGGTGGAACGAGATCGAGCCAACGCTTGCGCCGAATTCCCTGCGCAATTATTCCCCTGCCTATGAGCGCGCCGTCGCGCAGTTTGGCCCAGAGGATGTCGCCACGATCACAAGCAAAGAGATTGAGACGTACATCAACCAGTTTGCCAAGACCCACGCAAAGAAGACCGTTATCACCCAGCGCCAGATCATCCGGCAGATCCTGAATAAAGCCCAGCGCGAAGGTTACGTCTCTTTTAACGCTGCGCAGGCAGTTCTTCTCCCGAAGAACCTTCCGCAGAAGCGCCGCCACGCGCCGCCCGCTGATCAGATCCAGAAGATCAAGGACAACCTGAACGACGACTTCGGCCTGTTTGCCTTCCTGATCTATTATACCGGCTGCCGCCGCGGCGAGGCCGAGGGCTTGCGCTACGAGGACATTGACCGTGAGAAAGGCAGGATCTACATCCGCCGCAGCGTCTACCATACCGGTCCGACGCCCCAGATCAAGGAGCCAAAGACTGCCGCTGGCATCCGCCCCGTTCCGTTGCTCCCAGCGTTGGCCGCTGCGCTTCCGCAAAAGGAGCACGGCTATATCTTTTCCAACGACGGCGGAAAAAGTCCGCTCCCCGGCTGGTTCGTCACCGACCAATTCGACGCCTACCGCAAGCGCACCGGCGTCACCGTCTCCCCGCACGAGATCCGCCACGGCTACGCGACCGCGCTCTACGAGGCCGGCGTGGACTTCAAACTCGCTCAAAAATTCCTCGGCCACGCGCAGCTCTCCACCACCATGGATATCTACACCGACATCCTCGATACCCGCATTGATAAAGTCGCCGCCCAGATGGACGCGGCCTTTTAATTGCACTTTTTTACTGTGTCGGTCACTGTGTTCATACCCGTGTATTTTCGTGCTAGGATATGCTACGTCTTGCTACCTTGCAATTCTCGCAAAAGGTTTTGTTCAATCATAAATAATCCGTCTTTTAACTGCTATTCTACCCAAATAGATAAAAAATAAGACGCAGGAATTTAAATTCCTGCGTCTTTATCTTTGGTGGACCTGAAGAGACTCGAACTCTGAAAAAACACTGTATTTTCAATGTAAATTTGCAAACTGTGTTTATTCTGTGTCCAGTCCCTTTTCTGTGTTCTCAGCTCCTTGCGATATGCTCATAATACGCCATGAGCTTCTGTTCCGGCCCCGGGCCGTCCTTGTCGAGCAGAAACGCCTTTGCCAGAGCAGCGTAGAACTCCGGGCGGTTGAGGCCGAACTCTACGGCGACGGGGTAGTAGTCCGAGTACATCATGTTCATGGTCACGCCCCACGCCCAGCGCGGGACCGCAGGTGCCTGAATGCCCATGCTCTCGGCCACAGCCGTTGTCTGTTCCATCGTCCAGTGCGGGCCGGTCGTGCCGTCGGCGTTTTGCATGTTGGCTGCCCACTGCATCGCCGTTTCGCGATCAAATGTGGCCGCCTCCGGCTCGTCGTGGTGCCCGTGCAGCTTTTCGATCCTGCAGATCGTCTTTGCGTACAGTCCGACTTCTTCCGCGCTGCCCAGCGTCACGGGCTTCTCCATGGCCTCGTGCAGCTTTGTGTAAAGCTTTTCGATATATTCTTTCATCTCGTCATGCCTCCTGGATATACCGGTAGAGTTTATCGACGTCGTTCTGGTCAAATCGCATATCGCCCAGCAGCGGGACGGATACCGTCAGCTTATTTTCAAAGCGCGGCCTGGCCGCGTTGTAGAGCTTGTCGAGGTCGATGTTTCCGGCGTCGTCGAAGATCTGCATCATCTTGACCGCCGGATTCTCGCGCAGCGCAAGGATTTTTTCGCGGCTGCCCTCCATGATGAGCGCCAGCATGATCCCGGCCCCGATGCCCTTGCCGCCCGGCAGGTGCGGGATGACCTCATTGTCTGCGTAGCGCATCGCTCCGCGCATGGCCTGATCTATCGTCACTGTCATTGCAGATTTCCTCCTTTAAGGATGGGGCGGCTATTGCCGCCCCTTGCGTTTAGCCGTTGCAGCACCCGCACTTCGGGATCGGGTTGTAGAGCGACTGCGCCGTGGTCGCGGTGCCCGTGGTGACGTCGGCGACCTGCTTGGGATAAAAGGTCGCGTTGACGTAGGTGACGATGGAGTTGTCACCGCAGCAGCGGCGCTCGGCCTCCATCTTGACCGCATCAAGCGCTTCCTTGCGGACGGACTCGACGTCCTGCTTGACGAGCGTGAAGCTGTCCTCGGTGCGCTGGTTGTGGACGGCCTGCTTGCACAGCGCCTCACGGACGTCCTTGAGCTGCCCGTCGATATAACCGTACATCTCCAGCATCTTGCCGTCGTTGTACGTGTTGGCCTTGAGCAGCGCGATCTCGCTGTCCTTCGCGGCCAGCTTCTGCTCCCGGTCAAGATCGTAGCGCGTGACCGGCATGTTCTCGCTGCACGTCGGCTCCTGCTGCCGTGCGGCGAGCATGGCGGCGACCGTCATGGCAGGCGTGACTGCCGCAGCAACATCAGCGGCTTCCGATCTCTTGTTCTGGTTGAGGCCGCCCAGCAGATTGCCGAGTCCGCCGTTTGCCAGACCCAGCGCGGCGCCGCCGATGCCAAAGCCCAGCGCAGTCCCCGCGAGTCCCTTGCTTGCGTATTCCATAAAAAATCCTCCGGTAAAAGTAGTAAGCTGGCCAGCTCCTACTCTCATTGTGCGGCTTTCCCGGTTTTTATGGGGGACAGTTCCGGGACATTTCTGTCCCATTTGTGGGGACTTTTGTTTTTATTTTTTATAAAATATTTTGAAAGCCTCTTGACATATACGGTATTACAGTATATAATATAGCCATAGACACAAAGCAAAACAAACACGACAAAAAATCGGAGGATGGCAGACATGTTTAATATCGTTTCCGCGTGGGGAGCGCAGACAAATCCCCACTATGACCCAGACACTGCAAACAATGGCGGAGGTTACTGGCAGTTTTCCGGCGGTATCGTTGTCGACCTTAACGGCCAGCTTGTCACCGTTGATGTCGACGACACGTCCTGCGGCGATTTTGGCAGCCGCGTGTATTTTTCCGTGACCGCTGACGGCTTCTGCTGGCAGTTTTCCGACGGCACAATGGACGATGCGTCCATTGACACCCCGGAGGATGTCTTGGGCGTTCTGCGGTCAATCTCCGGCGTTCTGGGCGTGGACGCCGAAGCGCTGATTTCTGCCGCGTTGAATGCGGCGAACATCTGCGCGCGGGAGGTATGCTATGCCGACTGACACCCAGCGCCGCGCTCGCAACAAGTGGGATGCAGAAAACATGTCCGTGATTTCCTGCAAGCTAAAACGGGAGATCGCGGAAACCTTTAAGGCTACGGCGAAAGCCAACGGTACGACCCCGAATGAACTGATCCGCAAATGGATCGATGCGTATATGCGGCAAAACATGCCAGCAGAGCAACCTTCGGCTGAAAAAATATGATTTGAATGTAAAAAAGCCCGCCCGGAGCGTAATGCTCAGGGCGGGCTGCTTTGTACCAGACGGCGGGCGGTGTTGTAGATGTGCGGCAGGCGGCGGGAGATGGTTTTGCGGTCGACGCCGATCTCGGCGGCGGCGTCCATCTGCGGGAGCCTGCGCACGATATAAAGCTTCACGATCTGCTGATCGATCTGATCCAGTATGCCCTCGTCAGTGACGCGCTCCCAGTCGCTGCGCGTGAGGTGTTCCAGCTCCTTCGGCAGAGCCAGCCGCGCAGTTATGCTTTCGTCACTCCCTTCGGCCCGCCGTCCTGGCATGTTTTATCTCATGGCAGCAGCCAGCTTTTTCAGCAGATCGTCGCCGTACTTGTAGTCGGCGAGATATTTGATCGTGTTGTCCGCAAGTCCGGCCTTTGCCTTGATGGTCTTCTTGGCGTCCTCGACGGCCTTGTCGACGGTTTCCGTGTCGTAGTCCACCCACGGGAGCTTGCCGTGCTTCTTCCATACACGGCTGTTGTAGCCGCCCTTTACGCCGATGTTGCCGACGCCGGTGATCTGCACGCCATTATCCCAAATGGGCGTACACTCAACGGCCAAGCCGTCTCCGATGTACAGGCCCCAGTGGCCGGGCATCCACAGGCCCTCGCCGGGAACGAGCTTATCCCAGCCGGATGCGGATACGTCCTTGCACTTGGCAATCATGCCGTCTGCGGAGACGTCTGGTACCGCGTTTCCGGCGTAGCGGGCGCCGCCGTGGTAGGCATTTTTGTTGCCGTTCCATCCCCACAGGATCCCCTTTGTGAGATTCACGCAGTCAAAGCCAAAGTAGCCCTTTCCGATCAGCCCGCGGAATCTGGCCTGCTTTGCGGCGTCGTACCAGTCCGGGTATTGCTTTGCCTTCTCAGTGATGATCCCATCCGTGACCGGAGAGCCGAAGCAGCCCCACATGTACACGGTTTTGTAATTCTTTGCAACGTCGATGTGCCGCCTGACGAGCTCGGAGGCTTTCATGATGCTCATTTCTGCGCGTCCTCCTGCGGTTTGCTTGCCGCATCGATGGCGTCCTGCGCTTTCTGGCTCTGTGTGCCAAAGTAAAACGCGATCACGACGGTGTACACCATCATAAAGTCCTGCGAGATCTTCCCGGCGACTGCCATGTACGCAAATACTGCCGTCAGCACCAGCGTGACGATGGATTTTACGCTCAGCAGATTGCCGAGCCGCTTCTTGATGTTTTCCATATGTATGCTCCTTTCAATCTTTCAGCACGATCTCCGCGATGCGTGCTGCCGCTTCCGGGCCGTATTTCTCGGCCCATTTATCCATGTACTTCTGCGCGTACTTCGCGCGGTTCTCGTTCTTGGCCTTCCAGAGATAGAATCCGCTGGAAGCTGTTGTTTCAGCCAGCACCGCAAGCGTGATCTCTGTCAGATCTGCGCCTGCCGCGCAGGCGATGATGAGCGCGAGGCTGACGAGCGCGCTGCAGATCAGCCACTTCTTGCTAAATTCCATTGTGCTCACACTGCTTCTCGAGCTGGTGCAAAAACTTTTTTACATCGCCGTTGCCGCCCAGCTTGACGTATTTCTGCCCGGCGATCAGGCGCTCGGCCATTGGCATTTCCTCCGACATGATGGTCAGACGGAGGATCGCCAGATACTGCTCGTCCTGATGCTCCTGCATTTTCCCGAGCTTTTTGTTGATCTCTGTAAGACGCTCCTCCTGCGTTGTGGCCTTGCCGCGCTTTTTCTGTATCGCGCCGACGACGGCATTGACGACCGCCGTCAGCGCGGACGAGCCGAGCACGGCACAGACAAGCGTAACGATGATGGTCTTGGTGTCCATGGCTATGTACCTTCTTCCGTGATCTTCTTCCACCCGTCCGGGTTGACGGACGGGGTGTAGACGTTGGCGGCGAGCAGGGACTCGTAGAGCTCGTCCTGCCACCAGCCGCGCTCTCCCTTGGCGAAGGCAAGGGTCGCGGTGATGGTCTCGGGGATGAGGCGGTAGCCCTGCTTGTACTGGATATCCTCCCAAAGGTTCGGGGCTGCGTCCGGGGTATTTTCGGCCGTGTCCCAGATGTCGACGGCTGCGCGCTTGATGCCGCCCTGCCAGCAGATGCGCGTGCCGGACTTGACGAGACTGCCGTCGCCCGTCAGCTGCGGGAACAGCTCCGGGGCCTCGGACGCGTCCTTGTCGGGCAGGCTGGCCGCGGCCGTCA